TTGACAATGTTAAGGTCTTAAACTTTGTTGCTGATGGTTTTCAGGAATTATCTCGTCAGTTTGTTAAAGCTGCTCAGATAGGTAAAATCAGGACAGGCGATCCATATTTAACAAATCTAAAAGCTTATGCAGGCTATCAGAATCCTGATTTTGCCTACTCTAATTATGTAACGTCTTTTATCAGCGCCGTCAAGACAAAAATAAAAAAGGATCAGATCGGTTTTCATAGTTTTGATGATTTTTCTGACTATTTTGTTGACTATGTTTCGTCTGTAGCAGCTACCTTTCCCTTTACGAAGACTGCCTTTGTAAAAAGTAGATTCAATGATTATCTTACGAATGGCTTATCCTTGGAAGTCAGCGATTTGTCCTTTACCAACGATGATCAGAAAATAGAAACCTTCGTCAACAGTCCAAATTTTGAATATTACTTAAATGCCTGTAATAGCTTCGGCTTTATGGTAGATGCAGCGTCTCCGTGGAAGATAACACTGGATATAGGCAGTCAAGATGTCGTTGATGGATTGATGAAGAAATATGGTTATAACTCTACTGATGCCTTGTTGCTGGTAGGATATAAGAAAGTTCATTTTTCTTACTATAGACTCTTTAAAACTCAACTATTGAGAGTATATAATCAAGTTGCTAATAGAAAGTTTTCAACTATTGACAACTGTGATGGTAAAGCAAGATCTAAAATTATAACTCCAAAAACTTATACAAATGAACAATTTGATAATCTATATAATGAAGATTACTTTATTAAATTATATTGTATGTTTAGATTTATAGAAGAAGAAAGCAAGCATTCAATCACAGAACAGGATCATATTATAACAGACTTCCTCAATCTGTCAAGGTCTCAAGGAATAAATAATACGATCACAGCATTCGAGCGTTTTGTCTCTCAAACGTTTGACAACCGAGGCTCGCTGAGTTATCTTATAGGTGAGCAAGAGAAACGTGAGGATGTATGATATTCCAGACCCTGGATGACAAGTCGGAGTGCGTTGGTGTCTATACTGATGGAAACCTTCACTTTGATGGCATCCCTGACGGACTGACAAAGACTTGGAAATTCACAGGATCCGTTCAGGATCCCAGTATTGAGTATGCTTGGCTCTATTGTGGAGGCAAAAAGCTCAATGAAATATGCCCAGAGCACTTGAGAGAAGAGCTTTCGGAAGCCCAAAAGACCTTCACAGCATTCTTGACATCATTCAGGATTGGTAAAATAAATCTGCGTCACAATTGTTTCTTTGATCTGGTTCCATCAGACTTTTTGATGGAGTTCTGCGAAGTCCGCAATAAGATTACACAGCACGTCTTTGAAGAATACGAGAGACCACAAAACTACGATCATTTAGATCGGGTTTACAGGCTTTTGCACAAGATTCGCTATCAGAAACTCAACATCAATATGGATGGATGCCGCCACCTAATGTCCTCTACAAGCGACCGAGAAGACATCAAGATGCTTGTAAAAAACAAGTCGCACTACGTTGACTATAATCTTTTTGGAACCGTTACGGGACGCCTCACAACCCGTAGAACAAGCAATCCGATCCTCACTATGAAGTCAAAGTTCCGCGAACTCATTAAGCCAACCAATGACTGGTTTGTTTCACTGGATTACAACGGTGCAGAGGTTAGGACTTTCTTGTCTCTTTCTGGACACGAACAGCCACAGGAAGATATTCACGATTGGAATATGCGTCACCTCTATGGAGGAACACCAGTGGATCGTCAAGAGGCGAAGGTAATGTTCTTTGCGACCCTCTATAATGTGAATGATATGTCGCTCAACGGCTCCGTTTATAGCCGAGAAGGCGTCCTTTCAAAGTTCTATAAGGACGGCAAGATTAACACTCCAACAGGGAGATGCATCGAAGTAGAGCAGCGTAAGGCTCTGAGTTATCTAATCCAGAGCACAACATCTGATTTAACTCTTGATAGAGCAGTCGCTCTTGATAAGGCTTTGGAAGGCTCCAAATCCAAGGTTGCGTTCGTTGTTCACGATGAAGTTGTCTTGGATATTGCAGAAGAAGATAAAGAGAGGATCATAGAACTCAAAGAGATTTTTGAGAACAACAAGCTGGGCAGGTTTATGGCGAATACTGCGGCAGGCACCACCTTCGGGACGATGAAGGAGTTGAAAATATGATTTCGATCTTCGGATTAGGCACCGCAGGGTGTAATGTGGCTTCTCTCTTCGAGAAGCACAAGGAATATAATGTCTTTTTGTTCTCGGAGGGTCAAGAGAACACCAAGTATACAAGGAAACTACCAAAAGTGGCTAAACCAGAAGATTGCGAGGAACAGGCACCAGACCTATCTTCTTATAAGACGCTTTCGGCAATTCAAGACAGGGTTCAAGTGTTCTTATGTGGCTCATCTTACTCTGCACTCTACACGCTTGCGATTCTACAGCAAATAAAAGATAAAAAAGTAGATATCTTCTACATCAAGCCAGATGTTGATCTTCTCATCGGTGATGTTAAACTACAGGAGCGCGACATCTTCGGTATCTTACAGGAATACGCAAGATCTGGACTTTTCAACAGTTTCACTATTTTGTCTAACCCCGAGATCGAGAAGACAATAGGCGAGATCCCAATAAAGAAATATTTTGAGACTCTCAACAAGAACATATATTATGTGACCCATTACTTGAATGTTTTTGAACATACCTCCCCTCTTGTGGGCAATTTATCAAAGCCATCAGAGGTGCAGAAAATACGCTCTGTGGGCGCGCTCTCAATAGACAAACTATCTGAAAAATGGTACTACAAACTTGAGAACAATAGGGACGTGAGCTACTATTTATGTATAGCAAGTGAGAGGCTTGAGAACGATGGAAGTCTTCATTCCAAGATCGTTGAGAGCCTCAAAAAGAAACCCAGAAATGCTTTCAAAAATGTGACTTATGGCATCTATGAATCACCTTACGAAACCGACTTCGGATTCTGCGTCGCTCACACTAATTTCATTCAAGGACAAATAATACTTGACAGCACAGGCTAGTCACGTTACCTTATAGATGAGCAAGGGGAAGCTCACAAACAAACCCCAAAACAAATACGCTTGACAGGACTTGGAGAGCGTGTTACATTCAGATAGTGAGGAACGCTCACTATACTTTACCCAACATCAAGGAGATTATAATGGGAATCAACATGGAACTAATGAGAAAGAAGCTATCCACTTTGCGTGGGAATGGCAAGAGCGACAGCGCAAGCGTCTGGTTTAAGCCGGAAGAGGGTGACACTGACGTGCGCATCGTACCGACAGCGGACGGCGATCCGCTAAAGGAAGTTCACTTCCATTACAACATTGAAGGTCAGCGCGGCGGTGTTATGTGCCCGAAGCGTAACTTCGGTGAAGCGTGTCCGATTTGTGAGTTTGCCTCACAATTGTGGCGCGATGGAACTGACAACAATGATGAGGAGACCAAGAAGCTGGCGAAGTCTCTCTTTGTTCGCAATCGTTACTTTTCGCCTGTGGTCGTTCGTGGTCTTGAGTCAGAAGGCATCAAGGTTTATGGTTATGGTAAACAGGCTTATGAGATGCTTCTGGGTTATATTCTTGACCCTGAATACGGAGATATCACTGACCCTGGTGAGGGCACTGACATTACTGTTACCTACACGAAGCCGACAAGCCCTGGCGCATACCCCAAGACCAATCTAAAGATGCGCCGCAACACAAGCAGCCTTCTTGGGGATACCGACGCGATTCCGGGCTTGCTACAGAATATGCCGGATATCGATGGATTATTCACTCGTCACACCCCTGATGAGGTCGGCGCGATTCTTGATGGGATGCTCTCTGGTGATAAGTCGGCAGAGGGTCGCTCTAAGGAGACCACTCAGTATAACCAAAAGCCTTCTTCTAACGTTGATAAGGCATTTAAGGAATTGATGACTGGCTAGTAAAAGCTTGAGGCTCCAGTCTGCCCCCACCTGTAAAAAGGTGGGGGTTTTTCATTGCATCTTTAACTTTTCTGTGTTATAATAACTTTAGGACTAAATGCTCATAAATAACAAAAACAAGGACAAACATAATGGCTAAGAAGAAAGAGAAGGAGGTCAAAGCCGGTCGCGTAGACATGAGCGCGATGCGGGCAATGATAAATAAGAAGGCTGGTCGTAATGTTGCCCACGATCTGCGAGAGGATAACCCCACAGAAGTAAAACAATGGATCCCAACAGGCTCCCGTTGGCTGGACTCAATTATTTGTAAGGGAAAGTATGCTGGCATTCCTGTCGGTAAGATAACAGAGTTAGCTGGTTTAGAATCAACAGGTAAGTCTTTCTTGGCAGCACAATGTGCCGCGAATGCACAGAAGATGGGAATTGGTGTAATTTATTTTGATTCCGAGTCAGCGATTGATCCCACTTTCTTGGAGAAGGCTGGCTGTGATCTAGGTGGGATGATGTATATCCAAGCACAGTCTGTTGAGTTTGTGCTAGAGACCATAGAAGAACTTTTGGGAGCAGCCGATGGACAACTGCTATTTATTTGGGATTCTCTTGCCTTTACTCCAGCAGTATCTGATGTGGAAGGAGATTTTAACCCTCAATCATCGTTCGCTGTCAAAGCGCGTATTCTTGCGAAGGCGATGTCAAAGTTAGTTATTCCGCTTGCTGATAAGAAGGCGACGTTCCTTGTTCTCAATCAGTTGAAGACCAATATTCCACAAGGACCAATGGCTCGTCAGATTATAATGACAACGCCTTATACCACTCCTGGCGGTAAGGCGATGCACTATGCCTACTCTCTCCGTATCTGGCTTACAGGTCGCAAGAGTAAGGCTGCGTATGTGCTTGATGACAACGGCTTCCGTATTGGTTCAGAAGTCAGAGCCAAACTTGAAAAGTCTCGCTTTGGAACACAGGGCAGAACTTGCACATTCCGCATCTTATGGGGAACTGAATCAATCGGTGTCCAATGTAATGAGAGCCTCTTTGAAGCCCTTAAAAGCTTTATGACTGTTGCTGGCTCTTGGTATACACTTGAGCGTAATGGCTACTCGAAGAAATTCCAACCTAGCAAATGGGTTGAGATAATGGAATCAGACCCAGAGTTCAAACAACAAGTTTATGACTTTATGGACGAGGTTATAGTCCAGAAGTTTGAAAAGCGTGAAGGCTCTGCCTCTGATTTCTACGAAGTAGACGAAATCTCTTGACAAGGTGCCTCCTCCCTGTTATATTATAGGGAGGAGGTAACCTATGAAGAGAGTTCTGGTAATCGACGCCCTCAATATGTTTTTGAGGGCGTTTATCGTTGATCCCAGCCTGTCCCATCACGGACAACCAATCGGCGGAATCAAAGGTTCGATAAAGATCTTACAAAAACTTGTTAGAATGATCGAGCCAAACGAGATTGTGATCTGTTGGGATGGACCGAACGGATCACAAAAGAGAAAGGCAATGAATTCGTCCTACAAAGCCGGACGAAAGCCACTGCGGCTGAATCGCTCTGTCCACAACCTCACAGAGAATGAAGAGCTACAGAATAAAATCTGGCAGCAGGTGCGGACGATGGATTATCTAAATCAGATGCCTATCGTCCAGCTTATACTTGAGAGAGTGGAGGCAGACGACATCATTTCTTATGCTTGTAACTCTCCTCATTATGCTGGTTGGCAGAAGGTGATTGTCTCAAATGACAAGGATTTTCTACAGCTTTGTGACGAGGAAACGGTAGTCTATCGTCCAACCACAGATAAGATCGAAACCAAAAAGACTGTGCTTGAGTCGATGGGTGTTCATCCAACTAATATGGCTCTTGCTCGTGCTATGGACGGTGACGCTAGTGACAACCTTCCTGGCGTAAATCGCGTTGGTATGAAGACGATCGCCGCCAAGCTTCCGTTTATGAAGGAAGCCCGAGATATAACGATCGATGAACTGATTGAATACTGCGAGAACATAGATTCAAAACTAAAAGTCTATAAGAATATCGTAGAATCCAAAGAGCTTATTCAGCATAACTACGACATGATGCAGTTATATTCTCCGCTTATCTCGGTCCAGGGCAAACAAACAATTGATCACGCACTTGATAACTTTGAGTGCAACTTTAATAAAACGGAGCTACTCAAACTAATGATGAAAGACGGCTTTGGAGAGTTGAACTGGGAAGAACTCAAGACATTCCTAAATAAAATTTCTAGGGAATGTAATGACAGGTAACACTATTTATCTATATGGAAGAACTCTACGAATTTGATGAAAACTCTCTCAATGAAGAGAACAAAACCGCCGCAGAAGGTGGCATCTGTGCTGCCGGCGAGGCAGCAGCAAAGCGAAAGGGCTACGATTGGCCATCTGCTTATGCTTCAATGTATGCCAGCCGTTGGTGTAAGGATAAAACTTTTGATCGTGGAAAGAAGAAAGATGAATCTATTGATGAAGGTGGCGATTTAAAGAAATGGCGAGACGAAAAATGGGTTCAATCCGATGGTAGTCCCTGCGGAGACGACAAAGCCCAAAAGACCCCAAAGAGGTGTAAGCCAGCAAAGAAGTGGGCGTCCATGTCAAATTCAGAAAAGAAAGCAGACAATGCGAAAAAGAAAGAAGGCGGTCGCAAAGGCAAGAAGTTTGTTAAAGCGACAAAGAAAGGTGAAGTAAGAGGTTATAGTGAAGATTTTGAAAGAATTGTCAGAGAAGAATTAGAGGCTGTCCTTGATGAAGAAAAGAAAAAAGCTTGTAAACCATCAAAAGGAAAGCGCTTTGCAAAACGAGTAGATGGTAAATGTCGTTCCTATGGTCAAGCAGGACAAGCCAAGAGCGGTGGTGATCGCATTCGCCCCGGCACAGCCAAGGGTGATGCCTATTGCGCACGATCTGCAAAGATCAAAAAGTGTAAGAACCCACCCTGCGCGAACGCGCTATCCAGAAAGAAGTGGAAGTGTCGCGGCTCCAAGTCGATGAAATAGTTAGCCATCGTCAAGAGTAAAAATAAAGCGTAACTCGCCTTGACTTTTGAGCTACGTGTGTTATATTTAGTATGTAAACAACAGGAGCAAGATGCCCGCGCAAAAAGCAGACTTCGGAAGGTATGGAAAATCCTTCCAAGAGGGACTAGTCCAACTCATTTTTCAGGATCGTCCTTTCGCAGACCAAATCACAGAAGTTCTTGATACAGAACACCTTGAACTTGAATATCTTCGCACTTTTGTTGTGAAGGTTACAGGCTATAGAGAAAAATATGGTAAGCATCCATCAACAAATGCGATGATTTCCATTCTTAGAACAGAATTGGATAAAGAAGATGAAGTAACACAGAAACAAGTACGTGATTACTTCGCTAGAATCCACACAAATGAGATGTCTAATGATATAGATTATATCAAAGAAACATCTTTGGACTTTTGCCGCAAGCAGAAGCTAAAAGAAGCTATGATGAAGTCTGTAGGTCTTCTTCAATCTTGTTCTTTTGATGAGATTTCAAAAGTAATCAACGATGCTCTTAAGCTTGGATCAGAAAACAATCACGGCTATGACTTCATCGCTGATTTTGAGGAGCGTTACACACCAAGGTTTAGAAAGCCAGTTACAACTGGATGGAAAGAAATTGATGTGATTACTGGCGGCGGACTAGGAAAGAGTGAACTGGGTGTGGTCGTTGCCCCAACCGGCGCGGGCAAGTCAATGGCTCTGGTCCATCTGGGAGCACAGGCAATAAAAGAAGGCAAGGTCGTCGTACATTACACTCTTGAGCTTCAGGATACCGTTGTTGCTTGTCGTTACGACTCTTGTATTACGGGCTACCCCCTCTCGGATCTAATGAACTTCAAGGAAGAGATCTTTGAACAGATCAGTGAACTTGGCGGAACACTAATTGTCAAGGAATATCCGACCAAGTCAGCGTCCACTAACACAATCAAATCACATCTAGCGCGCCTTATAAAAAGGGGTATAGAGCCCGGTCTAATCATCGTAGACTACGCAGATTTGCTACGCCCAGTGGTAGTCAGAAAAGAAAAAAGAACGGAACTGGAGTCAATCTACGAGGAGCTACGAGGTCTTTCTAAGGAGTATGAGTGCCCTGTTTGGACTGCTTCTCAGACAAACCGCTCCGGTCTCAATATGGAGGTGATTACGATGGAGCAGATCTCAGAGGCATTCAACAAGTGCTTTGTTGCTGACTTCATCTGTACCCTTTCAAGGACGATCGAAGATAAGCAAAACAATAAAGCAAAAATGTTTATTGCAAAAAATAGAAACGGACCCGATGGTATCGTGTATGATCTCTTTATGGATACCTCAAGCGTTTGTATTAAAATGTTGCCTAAATCAGCCATTCCTTCTGGAATAGGACCAAATATCGCAGGAAACCCAGTTACTGTGACCCCGAAGGAACAAAAAGAGATTCTAAAAAACAAATATGATAAGTTTAGGCAACTAAGGAGAGCAGCCAAATGAGAACACACATTCGTAGATTTAAGTTATCAGATACATTTATCGAGCACTATAGAGATCGAGAGGTTCCGTGGGGACCACTCGGTTATGTAACCTTCAAGCGCACATACGCCCGCCGCTTGAACGAGTTTGAAGAGGAAGCCACGGGTTCCGAAGAATGGTTTCAGACCTGCCGCCGTGTCATCGAGGGTATGTTTGAGATGCAGAAGCAGCACGTCTACAAGCTTGGTCTTGAGTGGAATGATGCAAAGTCTCAGAAGACAGCAAAGGATGCATACGATCGGCTGTTCAACCTAAAGTGGACCCCGCCGGGTCGTGGACTTTGGATGATGGGAACCAAGTTTGTTAACGAGCGCACCGCCGCAGGGCTATTTAACTGTGCTTTCCGCTCTACGAGAGAACTAAACACCAAGGGAGGCTACCTCTTTTCTTGGATGATGGATGCACTTATGCTGGGAATTGGTGTTGGTTTCGATACACTCGGCGCCGAAACTTTCCAGATACAGAAGCCAGAGTTTACCAATGAAAATTTGGTCATTGATGATTCTCGTGAAGGATGGGTTGAATCGGTCAAAATTCTATTAAATGGTTTCTTCTTTGGAGATAAAGTTCCAAGATTTGATTACTCTGCTATTCGTCCTTATGGAGCCATTATTCGTGGCTTCGGCGGCACATCAAGCGGCTCTGGACCCCTCAAAGAACTACATGATAGCTTGACTGAGCTTTATACTGAACGAATCGGTCGATCGATCACCTCTATTGATATTGTTGATACAGAGAATCTGATCGGTCGCTGTGTTGTTTCAGGTAATGTCCGCCGATCTGCTGCACTAGCCCTCGGAAATCACGAGGACTTTGAATATTTACAGATGAAGAACGATTCAGAGAAGCTTGCCCACCATCGTTGGGGTTCCAACAACTCCTTCCACGCTATTGTTGGGCAGGACTACACTTGGCACGCAGAGCAGTCGCAGAAGAATGGTGAGCCGGGCTACATCTGGCTAGACAATGCCAGAACCCGTGGTCGCTTCGCTGATCCTCCGAGAGACGATGATAAAAATGTTATGGGTTTTAACCCCTGTGTTGAGCAGCAACTAGAAGATGCCGAGCTATGTTGTCTAGTAGAGACATTCCCTGCAAAGCACGAAACTTATGAGGACTATCTTGCAACTTTGAAGATTGCTTATCTTTATGGCAAGACTGTCACTCTCGCTAACACCCACTGGGCTGAGACCAACGCAAAGATGCTCAAGAACCGCCGCATCGGACTTTCTCAGTCCGGTGTTGTTCAAGCGTTTAATAAGTTCGGACGCCGTAAGTTGTTACAATGGTGTGACAATGCTTATGATCACGTTAAGGAGCTTGACGAAAAGTATTCTGACTGGCTTTGTATACCGAAGTCTGTCCGTATGACCAGCATCAAGCCTTCTGGCACAGTATCTCTTCTCAATGGTTCTACTCCTGGCATCCATTACCCAGAAGATGAATACTACATCCGTCGTATTCGTTTCGCTGCTGATAGTGATATGTTGCCCACCCTCAAAGAAGCAGGTTACAAGATTGAGCCAGACCATTACTCCCCCAACACAATGTGTGTAGAGTTCCCGGTCCACGAAGAGCATTTTGTTAAGGGCAAGCGAGAAATAACTATGTGGGAACAACTTGAGATTGCGGCACAATACCAGCACTACTGGGCTGATAACTCTGTGTCTATCACTGTGACCTTTAAGCCAGAAGAGGCTGAGCACATTAAGACCGCCCTTGAGATGTATGAAACACGCCTCAAGGCTGTATCATTCCTCCGCTATGAGGAGACTGGCTATATTCAGGCTCCCTATGAGCCCATTGACCAAGAGGAATATGAGACTATGATAAGCACAATCACTCCTGTTGTTCGTCTTGCAACTAATGAGGGCGGCGCCGGAACTAAATTCTGTGATTCAGATCACTGTGAGATGTAAAAATGAAATTCAATCACTTATTGACAGAGAAAGATGGGCTGCAATTATGCAAGAATAAAAACCCTATGATATGCAAGTGGAAACCTGTCTCTGAAGGACAGGCAACAGCAGCCAATAATATCGGAATCCCGATGTTGTGTGAGGCATGTGGCGCCAGAACACATAAGTTTATGAAGTTAGACGAGTATAAAGTATACGAAAAACTTATTTTAAAAGAGGTTAATGATGATAAAGCCAGTAAATAGACACATTCTTGTAGACTATTCCCCCCCACAGGAGAAATCTGACACTGATATTCTGCTCCCAGACGACTACAAGGCACCAGAAGAAAATCACGTCGTTGTTGGTGTGCTTTCGGTGTCAGAAGATGTCTCCTTCAAGTGCGAAAAAGGGGATAGAATAGTCATAGACAAGAAGATGTTGGAGGAATTAAACATTGAACATTCTACTTATTACACAATTTTAGAGAATTATGTAATAGGAGTAATCGAATAAATGGACAAAGACTTTTATAATAGATCATCGGCTTCTAGCCTAGGTTGGGATCCGACTTGGTTTGATGAAAAGTATTTTGATGAGAAACTTGTGAGAGCAGTTAAGCGTTTTCAGAAGTCTTATGGATTGAAAGCCGATGGTCTGTGCGGTCCCGGCACATTCCGTCGTCTTTGGGTTGAGAGACAAGAAAATATTGATGACCACAAACCCGAAGACCAACACTATTCTAACTACATTGTTTACAATGGCAAGTTTGCTCCCATCAAGTGGGACAAGCTTGTTCTCTGGTCAGAGCGCGGCGGGTTGGCTGCCCGCTCTGGAACTTACTATGATTACACAGGCAGACCAGCCCGCGACGTTAAACTATTCGTCAACCACTGGGATGTCTGCTTATCCTCGACACAATGCCAGAAGGTTCTTGATAAGCGCGGTATCTCTGTCCACTTCCTTATCGACAACGACGGCACAATCTACCAAACACTTGACCTACAGCACGCAGCATTCCACGCCGGCAATGTAAATCGCAAGTCTGTTGGTGTCGAGATCTCAAATGCTTACTACCCCAAATACCAAAGTACCTACGTTCGTAATGGTTTTGGTGAAAGACCTTTGGTTGAGGGTGCGAGAGTACACCATAGTGAACTGGATCCATTCTTGGACTTTTACCCAGTTCAAATTGAAGCGCTCAAAGCACTTTGGGCTTCTATCCATAATGCTTGCGATGTTCCATTGGCGACCCCAACAAATCAGTTTGGGAAAACTTCTACTATTTATGAACAGCAGTGGGCTTATGGCAAGGAACGCGGCTTCGTCAGTCACTACCACGTTGATAAGCGTAAGATAGACTGCGCTGGGCTAGACATAAAAACTTTGCTCCAAGACCTTGACGACTGACGAGCGACCTGTTATGTTATAGGCATAACGGAGGATAGATGTATAGCAAGTCAATTGAGATCTACAGCGATGGCATTGGTCGCGTAGATTATGTAAATCATATGGGTGACGACCTTACCGTCGTAAACGCTGCACGAGTATCATTCGGTGTAGAAAAGGAAGAAATAGATGGAAGAGACAAAAAGCTTATCAGTTACCTCATCAAGCACAGGCACACTTCGACTTTGGAGCATAATCTCATTACTTTCAGGTTCAGTGTTCCTCTTTACGTTCGGTCTCAGCACCATCGTCATAGAACTTGGTCTTATAACGAGATTAGTAGACGCTACACTGATGTAGACATTAAGTTCTATGAACCCAAAGAGTTCAGGACTCAGCACAAGTCCAACCGACAGGCATCAAACGCCGAAGAGTTGATTAATCCAGAGATAGGATACTCGCCACACAAACTTTGCGGATATCCTAAGTCCTTTGTGGCAGAGGCTATTCAGCATCATCACAAACACTCTTTAGAATTGTTCAACAGCCTCATCGAAGCAGGCGTTTGCCGAGAACAAGCCCGTGGAGTTCTACCACAGAACCTCTACACCGAATA